CACAGTGAGAGACCGAGGCGTGTCTATGTTTTCACATAGACTCAGCGCCACTTCCAACTCAAGTCCAAGGACTCGATCTTTATGCTTAACAGTCATAAAGTGTAGCTCCGGAATGGTTTTGAGGGCCTCAGTACGTTAGTACAGCGGGTCCAAATCCTTGATCACAGCCTTAATCTGGCTGTTAGCAAGGCCATTCGCCACGAAGGCGTGCAAATCTGCACGCTCCGCAGCCGTCATCGTATCAGGGATTACAAAATAACCCTTGAAGCGACCGACGTAAGCTACCGTGGAAACGCCGTTGACGGTCGACAGAACCGGGAGGTCCATGTCGACATCGACGCGGTTGGTATTCCGTTGGCTAGAAGCCGCAGAGTACCTCACTGCTAGCTTGTAAAAGCCGGCAGAGACCGCAGCCGAACGCTCGGTGAAAACCGAGTTGTCCGGAGCGACGCGTTCAGGAGCGAACGACTTAGCCACAGGTGTGGCAGCTCCATTATTAATGGAGAGGGGTCCAGTGATTTGACTCACAGTTGGTTCCTTTGTGCCGGTTTAACGCCGACGAAGTTGAGTGAGAAGGGCTAGTCCATTAGCGACTGCCGTGAGAGACGTACTAGGCTTATAACTAAGCTTAGGTAAAGAGAGATTAGATATAGGGGCGTCACGGATGTAACGCTGACCAATAAATTCTCCTTTACCACCCTGGGGAGCTCTGTAGCTGACGAAATGCTCTTCCCATGAAGAAACGACCGCTCGAAGATCAGATGTGCCGTTAAGCGCATCTAAACTCGAAAGGAAGTGTCCAACGGGGAACATCCAGTCAACAACAAAGCTATAGGGTATCAGTTCCCAGGCAAGAAGCAACGGGTTAGTGATACCGAACTGGCTGAGCTGTTTCAAGCTTGGATCAGAAATCTTATACCGAGCAGTGCCATGAACTGTGATCTCGACGCGGTTACTAACGAAGGATCCATCGGAGCTTTTAAACTCCCGGTGTCCTCCGTCAGAGACTTTGCTTCGAACATGAAGATACATGCCACTCCGGATCCCCTTAGCTAACGCTTCGGTGGTTCCGTAAAGGTCGCTCATCAGAGGCTTCAGCCCATATTGGTACTGAAGCCAGCGATTAGCGATGGCTAGC